TTGTGAGGGGTTGAGATGGCAGGCGCACTCGACACGCTTTTCAAGAATGTTGCTAAGCAGGTCGTTGCGGATCTGGGTAAGTCGTTTGACCACACGATCACGTACACCCGCAAGGCATCTCCGACTTACAACACCAGCACTGGAGCGCTGACGACGACGGACACGGCTTACTCGTTTGACGTACCAGTTGAGTTTGTGCGTTCTGAAGAGGAGACTGAGGCTGAAAAACGCACGGCTAAGCTGTATGTCACGCCTGATCTAATCGGAGACAACCAGCCAACGTTTGAAGACACGGTAACGCTGAAGTATGCAGGCTCTAACCGTGTTGCTCAGATCACAGACATCCGCACCTATAAGGGTGATCAAGAGTATTTGTTTATTTTGGAGGTGGTGTTCTGATGCCTGCAAGTACAGACATTTTTGACTTTGAAAATGACTTTGAGGCTTATTTTGATCAGGGCTTTAACAGGTTAATTAACAAAATCGTTGATGACCTGTCTACTCCTGAGAACAGTCCTGTTTATACGGGTTATTTTGCATCAAGTTGGACGGCTCAGGGTGGGAAGGCGGTGCAGAGAGAGTCTCGGAAAACCAGTGATCGCAATCGGCGCACCAAGCAGCCATGGGCAACTGTCTATCACACTAAAACACAAGGTAAGGACGGCGTAATGACTCCATGGGGGGTCAAAAAAAATATGGGTCAAATTAAACGCCGTTTTGGTTTAAACGGATATGACATTAACTTTAAAAAATACAAGACAGTTTATATAGGGAACAAAGCGGCCTATGCTGCTTACGCTTTAGAAGATGGTTTAAGTCTTGCGTACATTACCGATCTAGGAAAAGTAGTAAATCAAGCATTTAGGGAAGACCAGCGCCTTGCGTCTATTAGGGCTGCAGTTGTGCCTATGGCAAGAGTTGATGGCAAGATTCCAGTAACTAAGACTGGTATTCCTCGTTTGGACAAGTCTGTCTTTGTTATGGAGGGATCATGACTCTTGTAAACGCCCGAGCTGCTTTTGAAAAGGCCGTAACTGATGCGGTAACGGATGCAGACGACACGGTTTCAATGGTCTACGACAACGTTCGATTTACGACGCCAGGAAAAACCAAAAAGTACGTGTCGATGAGCATTACGTTCAACCAGTCAACGCTTCAAAACCACGGAGCTGCCTCTGACTATTACAGCGGAGTAATTCAATGCAACGTCTATGTCCCCAAGTCTGCTGGTACGGCAGCTCTTGCGGCAGTTAGCGAGTCAGTAATTGATGGTCTAACTTCCGTCAACGCTAGTGGTTACACCGACAGCTTTAACGTGTCGCCAAGAGTTTTAGACGTTACGGGGCCTAGTGCTTTGGAGCTTGAAGATCGTCCTCATTTTCTAGGAATTATTTCTTGCCAGTTTACGGCAGTTGTATAGTATATTAGTTGAAACGACAATGCTTTATGCGTGCCACTGAACTGCTCCGTAACAGGTTTGGCGTTAGCCAGCTTTACAAGCATGAAGTCAAAGATGGCGACGAGGTAGTGCTTGAGGTGTATTGGCACCCTTTGACCATTTCAGAGCGAGAAGCAATTCAGAAAAAAACCAACGAAGACGACACCACCGACTTTGCGTTGGGGATGATGATTGAAAAAGCGTTAGATGCTGACGGCAAACGGCTTTTTCAGGATGGCGAAAAAGCCGCGCTGAAAAACGCTGTTGAAGCGTCGGTGCTGCAAGAAATCCAGCTAGCCATGCTGAGTTCTGGAACGGCAAACAAGGTGGAGGATGCTAAGGCAGACTTGAAAAGCAAGTAACGATTGGTTCTTCATCTATTTTCTTGCAAAAGAGCTGGGCATGACAGTAGCCCAGCTTTCGCGGGACCTAACGCAAGAAGAGCTAATCGGCTGGGCTGCTTTCTTCGAGTTGAAAAACGAAGAGGAGGAAAGAGCAAAGGATCGTGTTCAGACCAGCCGAGGGGCGCGAACGATGGGAAAGAGGTAAAGTAGGCAAATAGGTCTTTGGTCTGGGCTTGTGGCTGACTACGGCGTAAATATCGCGGTTGCGGTCAAAAACACCCAGGCCATCACCAAGCTTTCAAGAGATACGGACCTGCTTGGTCAAAAAATTAGAAATGTAAATGATGCTCTTGAAAAATTTGGCGATTTAAACGGAAAGACTGTTGTCAATTCAGTCGCTAATTTTAATAAAGAGTTAGCAGCAGCGGCAAAAAACTTTAATGATGTTGGTTTAAGTAGTAGAAATGCCGCTGACGCAGCAAGAAACTTTGCGCGAGCCCAAGATTTAGCAAACGAAGCTCTTCGAGAGCAGGCAGCATTGCTTGCCCAGATTCGCAACGAAGGCCGGTCAGGCACTTTGCGCGGTGGAACGCAATATGGTGGTCCAATCGGTCCAGGCCAAGCTTCTCCAACTGCTTTGTCTTCACCGCTTCCTCCTAGATCGCGTTTTTTTGGAGGAACGCAATACTCCGGTCTTATCGGTCCAGGTCCGGTTTCTGCGACTGCACTCAGCTCGCCGCTTCCGCCCAGCGTTCCAGTAGCTCTTAGGTCGGCAATGCGACCGCAGTCTTTACTCCCGCAGATGGGAATGACTGCCCAAGCTGGCAAAATTGCAAGCGACATGGAGGATGTATATGCTTCTATTTTGCGCCTAACGGAAAAAGCAAACCAAGAGGAAGCGGAAAAACTGCAAACCTTGCGTCAAGGGACCAGAGAGGTTGAAGAGCTGGCTCAAAAATACAGAGTAGTTAATGAAGCTCAAAAAACCGGAAAAGAACTTCAACTACAAATTCGTAGAAACATTCTTGAGACCAAAGCAGCAGCTGCAGAAGAGGCCAGGATTGCAAATCAGGGTTTTTTAGATCGCCTAAGAAACCTTGAGGCTGTTGGTGCAGAACGCCGTGAGCAATTTATTCAATTTAATAAAGAGGAGAACGAAAAGCGACAAATACGAATGAGAGAGTTGGATTTTGAAGAACGACTCGCCAAGGTTCGAGAAAGAAATCGTGATAGAGCAGAAAGAGGAAGAAGAGCCGCTAGCAGTGCGTTGATTGGCGGCGCATTTCCACTGCTGTTTGGCCAAGGCGCTGGAGCGTCCGTCGGCGGCGCAATCGGCGGCTTTGGCGGTGGAATGATGGGCGGTGAGTTTGGATTTGGCCTGTCTTTGATTGGAACGCAGCTTGGTTCAATGTTTGACCAGCTAGTTGGAAAAGCAGGCGACCTTGCAAATAGCTTGAATACGACTCAAGACGTATTGTCTGGCTTAGAAGACGCCGGGTTTAAGGTTTCTGACGCAACAGAAAGCGTAATTGCGTCTTACGAGGAAGCAGGCTTGCTTTCTGATGCTTATTCTTTAGCTATTGCAGAGGTCAATCGCGTTTTAGGTCCAGATGGGGTTGATAAACTGCAAGCGTATAAGACTGAAACGGAAAAACTGCAGTCTGAGTTTGAAAAAGCTTCAGCTGCTCTTCAGAGCGAGTTATTGCCTGCTTTGACAGGATTTTTGCGAATTGTTCTTTCAATAAAATCTGCCCTTGATGCTTTTAATGAAAGTCCGTTGGGTAAAGCAATGTTTAATCCTGACGCTTTGAAGCAGGCAGCATTTGCTATTCCTGGAATCGGCCCTCTTGTTACGGGAGGAGGTGCATTTTTTAGTGAGTTGCAAAAATTTGGTGCCCCCACCGGTCCTGCTAAGAAACCAACAGCTCAAAGGTTGGCAGAAGAAGCAGCAACCGAAGCTAGGCTGCAAAGCGAAACTCAGTTAAATGAAACAGCCCGAGAGTCAAGGTATTTGCTTGCTGCTCGTATCAAGCTTGAAGAGGCGGGCAATAACCTGCTAGACGAACGAGTTGTAACAGCAAGAGAAAATGTTATTCAAGAAACATATTTGGCTGAAATGCGCAAAAAAGGTATAACGCCTCAGCAAATGCTGCTTGCTGGAGACAAAAGAAGGTTGGCTCTGGCAGCCCTTAAAAGTGACGTAGATGACGCTGAAAAAAGAAATACAAAAGAACTCAATCGTGAAGCTGAAAAAATTACTAAAAAAAGAGACAGGCAGGTAAGTCAAGCTTTAACGCTTGAGCAAAGATTTGCTGCTGAATTAAGCCTACGTCAAGCAACAACTGAGCTAGAAGCCGACAAGGTTCGAATTGCTGCTCAATTTGAAAGTCGAATGAGGCGAATTGAAAAAATAGGCGATGACACCCTTACGGCAGAGGCTCAAAGGCTTGCGAATCAGATCAGGATAACGGACGAGGCTCAGGCTGAGGCAAACGCACGTTTGCGTTCCCTGCAGGTTGCAAATGCGTTGAAGGATAGTCAGGCAGGATTCCAGATGCAGCTTGAAACGTTACGAGCAAACGCTCCTGGAGCATTCTCTGGCCCGTTTGCTGGCTCGGAGCGAGCAGGTTTTCTGGGCGGTCTTGAAATGCAATTTGAGCTTGAAAGAAAAAATAGAGAAATTGAAGCAATGCAAGCAAGGGTTTCCGTTGGAAAAGCTGATCAAGAAGACGTAGACAACCTTGTCGCTCTTCGCGATCAATACAAGCTTTATCAAACTCAAATTCTTGAAGCGACTGTTGCTCAGCAAAGGTTTAGTGAGGCTCTGGCTTTAACCCAACCTGTTACCGACAGCCTATTCGACAGCTTGATTGCGGTTGTCGAAGGCACGAAGACTGCAGAGCAGGCGTTTGCAGACTTCCTCCGCAGTATTGGGTCAATGCTGGTTGATGCAGCCAAGCAGATGATTGCAACGTATATCGCGATCGGCATTGCCCGCATGTTTGCAGGTGTTCCTGCGAAGTCTTCACCCGCTCCAGACATTCAAACAGGTGCTGGATTTGGTTTGGGTAACAAAATTATGGTTGGCGGTATGAGAACTGCTGCTAGCGGCAAAGGAGCACTGATGAATCAACCATATTTAGTTGGGGAACGCGGTCCTGAGCTGTTTGTTCCAAAAAATAATGGGACTATTGTTCCTAATCATCAAATGGGAGCTGGCGCTAATGTGACGGTAAACGTGGATGCTTCTGGTTCGTCTGTCGAAGGTGATGCTGATCAAGCCCAGCAACTTGGCAAGGCAATCGGCATTGCTGTGCAGCAAGAACTGGTGAAGCAGAAACGTCCTGGCGGTCTCCTCGCACGCTAATGGCCACCTTTCCTTCAATTACACCGACGTATGGGCTGCAAAAGAGCAGCGCACCAAACATTCGCAAGGTGCAGTTCGGTGATGGCTACGAGGCCAGGCTGACGTATGGCATTAACCAGAATCCCAAGGTTTTTAACCTGACGTTTGAGGTGTCAGAGACTGATGCCGACACGATTGAAACCTTTTTGGATGCACGAGCTGCAGACTTTGCCAGCTTTGACTTCACACCACCTGGCGAGAGCAGTGCCTCAAAGTTTGTTTGCGAGCAATGGAGCAAGTCGATTCCGTACTTAAATCGCGCCACAATTCAGGCAACGTTTCGCCAAGTCTTTGAACCGTAATGGCAGTAGCAGCTTGGGCCGCTAGTACCGCATTTTCTGTTGGCGACATCCGACGTGCCACAACAGATCAAGCGTCCGGCCTGTTTTTCCGGTGTACGACCGCTGGAACGTCAGCTTCGTCTGAACCCAGCTGGCCAACAGACATTGGCAGCACGATCACAGACAACACTTGTGTCTGGACGGCGATTGCTTCTGCGTATGAGGAGCTAGCCAAGCTCAGCCCCAGTGCAATTATCGAGCTATTTGAACTGCATCTGGATAACACGCTCCACGGCAGCACAGACGTTTACCGCTTCCATGCAGGCGCAAACGCAGATGTAGACGGCAACGTTGTTTTCAATGGCAACACCTACACCCGTATTCCAGTCAAAGCAGACGGCTTCGAGTTCACGAACACTGGTACGTTGCCCCGTCCCACACTGACGATCAGCAATCTGGACGGCACGATGACCACGCTTTTGCTGCTGGTCAACGCAACCACTGCAGGCAATGACCTTGGTGGAGCGGAAGTCCGCCGGATCCGAACGCTGAAAAAGTTTCTAGATGGCGAGTCAACTGCGGATCCAAACGCCAAGTTCCCTGATGAGCGCTGGTATGTGGATCGGAAGGCTAATGAGTCACGGGATAGTGTGACGTTTGAGCTAGCCAGTAAGTTTGACCTTGCGGGCCAGAAGCTGCCAAAGCGTCAGATTGTGGCCAACGTTTGTCAGTGGGTGTATCGCAGCTCGGAATGCAGCTACACAGGCAGCAATTACTTTGACGTGAACGGCAACACCGTTGGTACGTTGGCTGCAGATGTTTGCGGCAAGCGGGTCGAAAGTTGCAAGCTACGGTTTGGCAATAACGGACAGTTGCCGTTTGGTTCGTTCCCTGGAGCTGGACTAACTCAATGATGAAGCTGACAGCAACGATGCAGGCTGAGATTCTTCAGCAAGCAAAGGACGAGTTTCCTCGTGAAAGCTGCGGGTTGGTTGCTGTCGTCAAGGGGCGTCGGCGTTACTTCCCGTGTCGGAATATCGCTGAAACCCCTGATGAGCACTTTGTTCTTGACGGTTGGAACGAAGTAGAGGATAAGGGTGAGGTCGTCGCTGTTGTCCACAGCCATCCCAAGACGAATCCCGCTCCATCACCGGCTGATCGTGTTGCGTGTGAAAAGTCCGGTCTGCCATGGTTCATCGTCAACCCAAACACTGAAGGTTGGGGCTACTGCAAGCCAGACGGCTTCGAGCTTCCGTATGTGGGGCGTGAGTTTGTTCACGGCATTGTGGATTGCTACAGCCTTTGCCGCGACTGGTACGGGAGGGAGTGGGGGCTTGAACTGCGGGATTATGACCGCCGGGACCAGTGGTGGGAGCACGGGGAAAACCTGTATTTAGAGAACTTTCAGAAAGAAGGGTTCCACAAGATTCCGGTTGAAGAGCTGCAGCGCGGTGATGCGTTGTTGATGCAGCTGGTTTCACCCGTTCCAAACCATGCTGCGATCTATCTGGGTGACTCCCAGATTTTGCATCACGTACAGGGAAGGCTGTCGAGCAGGGATGTTTACACCCTTGGCAGCAGTTACTATGGCAAGAGCACTGCTTGCGCCTTGAGGCATGAAAGTCGTTAAGGTCTACGGCGCACTTCGCAAGAAATTAGGTCAATGCCGGTTTGAGTTTGAGGCCGCAACCCCAGCTCAAGCTATTAAAGCGTTATGTGTAAATTTTCCGGGACTTGATAAGTGGCTTATCGATAGCGAAAGAAATGGCGTTGGTTATCGAGTAAAGATTGGAAAAGAGCATATTGCTGATGACCTAAGCCCTTTGGTTATGCCTTGGAGCGAAAGAGAAGTCTTTAGTATCACACCTGTTATCGCGGGTGCAGGTCGTGGTCTTGGTTCAATTTTTGCTGGTATTGCATTAGTGGCAGTTTCTTTAGCTGTTCCAGGAGCGGGTCTTGCCAAAACTAGCTTTATGGCGAGCGTTGGGGGTGCTGCAACTTTTGCTTCTGGTGTGGCAGCTGCTGCTGGAACGCTTGGTCTTGGTCTGGTTTTTATGGGTGTTGCTCAAGCGATTTCACCACAGCCTGAAGTGCCAGACTTTGATGAGTCGGCCCAACTCGAATCTTTTAGCTTTTCAAACGTCGTTAATACATCAAGGCAGGGCTTGCCGGTGCCGATAGCGTATGGGCGAGTGTTCGTTGGATCGGGAATTATTTCTAGCGGTACTGACGTTGATGAGGTGAGGACATGACGCAAGCTAAATACACCGTTGCTGGTTCAGGCGGTGGCTGTTTTACCGGCGACACTCTTGTTTCTACGCCTGACGGTCAGGTTCGCATTGACGAATTAAAAGAAGGCAGTGAAGTAATCAGCTTTGACGACAAGGGCAACACCCACGTCGCAAAGGTGTTGAAAGTCCATGTCCATAAAAACGAGCAGGTTTATCGGTACGGTTTTTGGGGAGACGAGTATATAGATGCAACGCCAAACCACTGGGTCTTAAACCAGTACAACGCATTTGTCGCGATTGGAAGTCTTGGTTTTGATGACTGTCTGATTGACGTTATGGGTCACCTCCGGCCATTGATGAGTCGGGAGGAGCTTGGAACGTTTACCGTCTACAACCTAACGGTAGAGCGGCAGCATACTTTTATTGCCAACAATATCCGTGTCCACAACGCTGGACTGGGTGCTCGAATTGCTGGTGCAGGTGGCGGTGGGCGTAAAGGCGGTGGTGGCTCACATACGCCCACAGAGGCTGACGATACGCTCCAGTCAGTTCAGTTTGCCAGTGTTCTTGATCTGCTTTGTGAAGGAGAGATTGAGGGTCTAGAAAACGGCAACAAAAGTATTTTTCTAGAAGACACCCCGATTGAGAACGCTGACGGCTCAAATAATTTCAGCGATTTTACAGTTGTTACACGCACTGGAACGCAGACACAGACTCACATCTCCGGTGATTTTGGGTCTACCCAGTCTGAGCAAGCGGTAAACGCTGAAGTCAGTAACGGCAGTCCTGTTACTCGGTCTATCACAGATACAGATGTGGATCGAGTGCGCGTTACTCTGACTATTCCGTCACTGCGGATTGTTGAAAATGACGGGGATATTGTTGGTCATTCGGTCAGCATCAAGATTCAAGTTCAATACAACGGCGGTGGTTTTAACGACGTAATTTCAGACAAGATCAGCGGTAAAAGCAGCGCGAGGTATCAGCGTGACTACATGATCACGCTTGACGGTGCCTTCCCTGTTGATATCAGAATGGTGCGTGTAAGCGCAAATGAAACAAGTACGCGCCGCGCCAGCTCAACTATTTTTCAGGCTTATACCGAGATTATTGACGAGAAGTTCCGCTACCCCAACTCTGCCTTAGTTGGTCTGCGGTTTGACTCTCGACAGTTTGGCAGCATCCCGTCTCGAAAGTATTTGATCCGAGGCATCAAGGTCAAGATTCCAAGCAACGCAACCGTAGACACCACCACCCATCTGGGACGGATTACATATTCGGGCGTTTGGGACGGAACGTTTTCCGCTGCAACTTGGACAAACGATCCAGCATGGTGTCTATATGACCTGCTGATTAACGATCGGTATGGAGCTGGCATTCCAGAGGATACGCTTGACCGCTACGACTTTTTTGCGATTAGCCAATACTGCAATGCGCTTGTTGATGACGGCAAAGGCGGTCAAGAGACACGTTTCAGCCTCAACATGCTCATCAACACTCGTGATGAGGTTTACAACGTAATCCAGCAGCTGACTGCCATTTTCCGTGGCATTGCGTATTACGGCTCTGGATCGTTGGTGCTGCTACAGGACAAACCAACTGATGCTCAGTATCTGCTTGGCCCATCCAATGTGGTCAATGGAACGTTCTCGTATTCAGGCTCTTCGCAAAAGTCTCGTCACACGGTTGCTGTTGTGGCTTGGCAGTCATACGACACCCGTGGTGATCTTGAGTACGAGTATGTAGAGGATCATGCCGCTGTTGCTAAACACGGCATTATCAAGAAAGACATTAAGGCTATTGGTTGTTACAGCCAAGGTCAGGCTCATCGTTTGGGTAAGTGGGCGCTGTTGTCAGAGCAAAATCTGACTGAGACTTGTGAGTTTGCAGTCGCTATTGAAAGCGGTATTATTCTCCGTCCAGGGATGGTGGTTGAGATTGCTGATCCAATGCGTGGTGGAACGCGCAGAAGCGGTCGAGTCAGTTCTGCAACTACAGAAAACATTACAGTTGACAGTGACACAGATCTATCAGTCGACTTAGATAATTCACCGACTATTTCGGTAATAATGCCGACTGGTTTGGTTGAGACAAAAAACATTAACAGCATTGAAGGTACGCAAATTAACTTTGCAGGCACCTTGAGTGAGGCACCCAATGCTGGTGCCGTTTATTTGATCGACACCACCGACATTCAGTCCCAAAAGTTCCGTGTGCTGTCGGTAGCCGAGTCTGGTAACGGCGTTTATGGCGTCAGTGCCATTGCATATAACGAATCAATTTATGCAGCGATTGAAGAGGATGTTTCGCTAACTACGCGAGACATCACCAACCTGTCTGGTACGCCTGCTGCTCCAGAAAACCTGACGGGCACTGAGTTCTTGTATCAAGAAGGTCAAACTGTCCACACTGGTTTTGACTTCAGCTGGACTCACGATCGCGTCAGCACCAATGACTTTTTGGTTAAATACAAAATAGACGACGACAATTTTACGACATTAGAAACCAACAGTCCTTCAATAACGCTGCGAGCGTTACGCGCTGGAACGTTGAGCGTGCAGGTGCTGGCCCGTAACTATCTGGGTAAGCAGAGCACCATTTCTACAGCAACATTCACGCTTGTCGGCAAGACAGCAGTGCCTGCTGATGTGCAGAACCTTTCGATTGAGCCAATCAGCGCCAACAGTGCTCGCCTGCGCTGGGATCAAACTGTTGACCTTGATGTGAAAGTAAATGGTCTTGTTCACATCAAGCACAGCAACTTAACTGACGGGACAGCAACTTGGCCAAACTCTGTTGACTTGATCCCTGCTGTTGCAGGCAACTCGACTGAAGCCATTGTCCCGCTGGTAGCCGGTGAGATATTCGCCAAGTTTGAGGATGACTTAGGCAACAAGAGCACGAACGCAACCAGCGTGATCATGCAGTTCCCGGACACCCTGGGACGGCTTGCGGTCCAAACCCGCAGAGAAGATCTCGACAGCCCACCTTTCCAAGGAACTAAGACCGATTGCTTCTATGACGAGGACTTAGACGCGCTGATTATCGATG